GTTCCTCCACCTCTCAAGAGTGTGTACAACATTAGACTGACGTTTACATAGAACTGAAGAATCGGAGCCAAAACGAGCCACATCGAGTCCCCAAATGATCGGAGCATCTTCATAAGCTCTTGTATCCCTGTGTTTAGCAGACTCAAGCAACTCCATAGGAATAATTGTGTCATCATCGCTCCTTGGGAATTCACCCAGAACCCTGATCCGATAGGCATTACTTTCCTCGCCATAACGAGATTTCATGTCTTCTACGTACTCTTTACTTACCCGAGTAGAGTCAATACAGGATACTCTCTTAGTCCACCACTCATCTTTGAGCCGATTATGGGTGTCAAAGAAGAAGCCAGAAGACCTAACGGGATTCCCAAGTAGGATAGTCAAAGCGTTATGGCCTGACATAGAACCAGCAGCGGCCTCAAATACTGCCTCTGGAACACCAGAAGCCTCATCTGCCACCAACATGACGTTCTCAGAGTGGACACCTTGTAGGGCTTCGGGTTGTTCAGCACGAGAAGTACGGGCAGAGATGAATGCCTCGGTAGCGGAAGCCTTGAGTTCTATCCTCTCTTGTTTGACATCAAGTAGGTCTTGGATAGGTTGGGGTAGCTCCTTAACCCACCTTTTAAGCTCGGCAAACAAAGCGTCATACAGTTGGGCAGAAGTTGGGGCAGTAACCACTACCTTAACAGGATACCTGGTCAATAGGAACCAAAGCATTGCCCAAGAAGCGGTGGTTGACTTACCCACTCCGTGACCAGAACGAATGGAGATCTTTCGCTCACCAGAGGCCACAGCAGTTAAAAAGTCTTGTTGCCAATCATCAGGCTCTACTCCTAGGACCTCTTTAACGAACAGAACAGGGTCATTCCTGTATAGGGTGATGAACTGGATAAATGGGTTATGTGCCATTGTTTTCCAAGGTTACTACTTCAGCCTTACCCATGTGCTTTAAAGCTTGGAGGTGTAGATCACCTAAAGAGATATTGACTTGGGTCTTTGCGGTGTCTCCATAGTTCTCAGGGTCAAGTTTAGAGGCCATCCACTTACGGGTGTCAACTTGGAGTCTGGCTTTGTTAACTCCTGAGTTACTTGTCTCATCTGCTTGGTCAGCAATATCCAAAGCCTCTTCTGCCAGTTTCTCAGCCTTTAGCTTACGAGCAGCAAGTACAGCATCTCTACGCTCATCAGTATGGTTGATCCAGAAAGAAAGCATGGGCCTAGAACACTCTATGAACTCTGCCAAGCGTCCAATGGTCATTCCTTGAGAGATATGTGCGGTAACGAACTCTATCCCTCCAAGCTCTTCTATCTTCTTCTCCAACGCTCTCCTCATAGGAAATCCTGCCATATCTTCTCCTTGATTTAATGGATACAAATTCTAAACTATAAAAAAATTTTTTGGAGGGTTATATGTGTACGCAAACAACGTAGGGGGGTCTATAGCTCAAATGCTATACCGATATGTGTTTATGTCCCCTGTCACAGCGCCCCCTACTTTTACTCAAGGGGGGGTAAACCCTTACTGGTAAACCCTACCCTTACGTACTAACCCTTAAGGGTAAACCCCTAGGTAGAAACCCTATGAGGGTAAACCCTACTGTATGTCGGTCCAGTACTGTATGCCTATCCAGCTCCTGGGGTAAACCCTTATAGGGTAAACCCTTGGTCCTGAGGTTATGCGGTTTTTGCATAGTTTGTCTCATGGGCGCATAGAGCTGCAATGCATCGATGTCTAAAAGGTTCTTAATTAGGTTTCATGGATTAGGCTAACAGTAACCCAGCCCTTACCCGTTCCCCTTATGTATCCTTCTATATCCCCTTATCTATCCCTCATTACAATTGGATCCCTTGTTATGGGTTTCCCCTTGTTTTCTTTTCTTAATTGTAGCTACAGAATCAAACCATATCAGGGTTTACCCTTAAGGGTTTAAAGTATCTAAACCTAGGGTTTGTACCTAGTGTTTTGTTGTTTTGTTTTGCTACTATAAATGCACCGACCTAGCGGTTCTAGGGCTTTTTAAATAGGTGTTCACAATGACCAAATCAGAATCTAAAGAGATCGCTAGATCAGTTCAATATAGCGAGGCTGGCTTAGGTAAAGACTATCTAGCTAGGGCTTTATCGGCCCTTATCCGCTCCGCTAGGACTACAAAATCACAGAATGAGATCCTAGCAATAGCTACAGCTCACAATGTGACTACAAACCCCGAATTTATCGTTTAAGGGGATAACATGAGAATTCAAATCGAGATCCGCTCACAGTACGGGAATACAGTCGCATACCCTATCTGTGATGCTGCAAAGCTATTCGCTAGGATATCAGGCACGAAAACGCTACCCGCTCAATCCCTTAAGGATATTAAAGCCCTAGGGTTTCACATTGTCGCTATCAATTCTCAAAACACTTTGGAGCAGATATTATGAAAACAGTGATTTTTGAAGCTATTTTTGCAATAGTTCTTTTTTGTGCTGCGCTTGCTTTAATGCTTGCGTATTTTGACGTTCTAGTTAAATAAGGGGCAAAGCATGAAATTACAATTTAATCAATTTGGCTGGATAGTGGCTTATGACGAAAAGCAAGGTTTTTTTACCCGTTTTGATAGCAAAGCAAGGGCTAAAGCCTGGGTTCGAGAAAACCCCGAATTCCGTTATATATCCTCAGAATGCATTGTGGAAAGGGGATAAGCATGGCCTACACTTTAAAGCGCTCAATAAACGGGTTCTCATATGAGGATATCAAGCGAATCTATGATCAAAACCCTAATTTAACCCTTAAGGAATTGTCAAATTTGACGGGTTTTGCAATCCCTTTTCTTAAAAAAATATTGCTTGAGGATCAAAATGCTTAAAAAAATGCGCTCAAAATTCCGTTCTAGGTGTTCACAGTCCCATGCTGTGATAAATGTCGGGGATTGGATCCTATTCGATACAGCTACAAAACGGGCTGTATTGGAACCCGATTCCGACTCTATAACCTTTTTTGGTGAAAACGGCCCGAATACGTTCTATAGGAACAAAAACGGGCGCTGTATCGATGCACCATGCTGCGGGTGCTGCACAATCTAAATTCTCTTTTCTTTTTTAATAGGTGTTCATATGAAAATTATCCCAATTATCCCAATGACAAAAACCCAGGCTGCAATAGCTTGCGGATCTTTAACGTCAACGTCAAAAATGCCATGTAAAAGCTACAGCCTCCCGACTGAAGCTTGCGATACTGGGTTCAAAATGTCCAAAATCAAGGGTTCAATATGCTCAAAATGTTATGCAAATAACGGGTTTTATCGAATGTATGAAAACAACATTAAACCCGCTCAATTTTCCCGCTTAGATAGCATTACGGGAGAATTTTGGGTGTCGGGTATGGTTTCCCATATTGGAAAAGATCCCTTTTTCCGCTGGCACGATAGCGGGGACCTACAAAACCTAGAACACTTTGAGAAAATTGTTGCTGTATGCATGGAAACCCTTTTAACCATGCACTGGCTGCCAACTAGGGAATACAGCATCATTAAAGCTTTTATTGCAAAGCATGGAAAAAACAGCATCCCCAAAAATTTAATTGTGCGATTGTCGGCAATGTATCCCGATAAACCCGTTCAAATTCCTGCAAGCTTGCAAAACGTGTCGGGTATTACAGCATCTAATGTGCATACGAAAACCCCTATCGGTTCACCATGCAAAGCCCCGAAGCAAAACGGAGCTTGTCTCGATTGTCGGGAATGCTGGTCCGACAGCGTTATCTCTTACGAACTACATTAAAAGGCCCAAAATGACTACTAGAAAAGTAAAAACACCTAAAGTTCACCCTAAAATTTTGAATGATTTTATGGTTTACCAGGGGATCAACGACATAAATTCCGTTTTTGGGGCTTTAACTGTACTTGAAGCTTATATACAAAGCGATAAATTCCAAAAATATGCTGCAAGTATGGCAATCGATAGCATTCGGGCCACTTTATGCGCTGGAACCGAAGTAATCGAGGAATGGCTGGAAATCGAGGAACCTAAGGAATGAAAACGGGCGCTGTGGGTGTTATAACCAGCGAAAATGAAACCCTAATGGAAATCGATTGTGTCATTGCTGGTATGATTTTTTGCCATGCTTTGCACAATTCCAAAATGCAAAAATGCTGCTATATCGAGGAATTTTGGGTTTTGATTGATAGCATCTAAAAAGCATTTTCCAAAATTCCCGCTGCAATATGCGGGTTTTTTTGAAAGTGTTTTTGAAGTGAGCGCTCACATCATGCAAATTGGCTTAAAGCGCCTAGAATCGCTTTTCATGGTGCAAAGCATAGTAGATATACCCTAGGCAAAAAAAGCGCTTAGAACGGGTTTTGTGGCATTCTAGGGGCATTTTTAGATTGTGTCTCATGCGCTGTTTTTAAGGTTTTGCGAAGTGAGCGCACACTTACACTATTTTGCGAAGTGAGTACTCACAAACATTTTTTGCGAAGTGAGTGCTTACAAACGTAGGGTTTACCCCTAGAAAAGCGTGTTTTCAAGAAAAGTGGCATTTACTTTTTAGAAAGTCGAGTTAACCAATTTTTGAAAGTTCAAAGTTTTTGAAACTTTTGGAATTAAAAAGGACTTTCATTTTCAGATTGATTTTCTAGCAATCTCTTAATCGTATTATTAAGTGCGTCAATCTCATCCATTTTCTTAATATGCCACATTCTCTTTTGACCATGCCAACCTAATACTGAATTAGTATGGCAGTCTTGACATAATGCTATGCAGGTATATTGAAGACCTTGTTTGTAATGGTGGGCTTCTGATGGTCCTGATTTATCGCATACTGAACATGGAAGCATCTTCACCCTAGCTAGGTGGAATCTTTCCTTGTTGTTCAGCTTATTGTTCATTGGGTTGCCCTGATTTCCATCCTCGCTGAGTACTGGTTGGTTCTCCA